CAGGGATCAGACATCTCCCGGGACTTCCCAGTCCCGGTAGGCGGGTATTCGTCCGCGAATATGCGCCGAAAAGGTCGCAGGGAAATAGCTACCGAACTCGTACCGAGCTCTCCTGTCCCACTCGAGAACCGTTCCAATTCTCGTTTGAGTGGACAAGACCCCCATGCCGAGGCATGGCTTGGGCCAGCTCTGTTTCCCTGGTTTTATCTCGTTTGGTCGTACCTTTCGGTTGCCGTTCCCGGTGTTGTGATATGCCAAATTGGTACCCACGGAGACGTAGGTATCAACAAAAGCATTGGGAACAAAGGTGTCACCTGGTTGAACGCTCTCGTTGTCCAAGCTTGCTCGAGAGGCAAACTCACCAACGAAGGTGGCACACTTTCGCCATTCGACCCGGTTAGCCGGGATGGCGGGAACTTGAAGGGTACGAATGTACTTTGTTGGGTCATGAGGCCCATTGTGGTCGGCACTCGTGCAGAGATACAACTCCCGGAGCGCTTGCCTGCACCACCTCGGGACTCGGAGGCGCCCCTTGCAAGGGTGTCCGAGCCCGCCGAGGGAGGCAGGCAACTCGGGAGGTCTCATCTTCTTCGTCGCAATCTTTCGCTGCGAGCGGTAGATTGTCCTTGCGCAACGTGCAAGTCGATTGAACGAAGAGGAGTCAACCGAGTGCTGACTCATGACCCCATTACCATCTCGGACGAACTCCTTGAGCGACGGCGGTCTGAAGGAACGAATTCCTCCCTCCTTGGCCCGGAGGGCATAAGCTTCGCAGAACACGAAGCCTATATCAGACCTGAACGACTTACGCTCATGGAGTTCGCTTCCTACCGCGAGGGCCCTCTGCGAGTAGGAAGAGACGTTTGCTGGGTGAGTGACTGCAGCAAGATCATCTCCGCAGATGATCCTGTGCGAGCCAAGAAGTGCACTCATCCAGTGGTTAAGGAGGGAAAGGATGATGAAGGAGCAAGGAGTTCCCATAAGGGAACCCCGTACAAGAGGAACGAGAACTGTCTCATCACCCTGCTTGCTCCCCTCCTCAACGCCAAAACGTCTTCGCGCCTCATCCGCAACGCCCTGGGTAAGGGACGACAGTCGGTAGCGGACATAATGCGATCGGTCACCAACACCGAGACCCTCGGTGATGGCGGAGCAGTAGATGTGCGGCAAGCCCGCAGATCTAAGCCCGCTGATAACAGCCCTGATCGCATCATGTCCGAACCCGTCTGTCGCACAAGTAAGATCCGCCGAAAGGAAGGTCTTACCCGGACAATACCCAGACCAGACCCTAGAAAGGTGTTCCTCTTCCGTGTGCGGAGCATACGGAAGGATCTGCGGAACCCTCTCCAGAAGTCGTGGCCAGACGACCTGTCGAGCAAGGTCGCCCATGGCGAAAACGGATGCGGGAGGTTTGGTAATGACACGTGCCTTCATCCCGAGCTCTGCGATTACGCTGGCCTCGTGCACCACCCGATCACCGGCAGACCGACGCAGCAACCATGCGGTCGAAGACCCCATGTTGCGCTCGGCCGACAACACCACCGGATGATCGAAGGGTGCATCCTGACGTATTCGCAAGCTCAGTCCACGCTCGAAATGTGCAGCAAGTGGACTCCTCTCAGGGAGTCCAGACCCGGGTGGAGGCCTTCCACCACGGAGGTACCCCGCGCCGGACTGGGCCCAAGCTTCACGCTTGAGACCAGCCACGAACGCGGAGTAGCCCCCGCCTTGCCTGCCCATTTCGACCGTGGCGGCGGACGAAGAAGGTACGTGCAACAAAGTACGTTCTCGGAATGCACCGTCTACAAGTGTACGAACGTGATGCTTGATATCGCCAAGCAAGAAGCGAGGCGTCACGTGTCTTGTAGACAGTCTCTTGAGATGCTGGCTAACAGCTTCCCGTTGCAGAACCTCCGGCGCGCTTGGAAGAGCGCGGGCAACCCTGGAGAAGGCCAGTTTGCCTTTGACAGAAAGGTTCCGATCAAGCCAACGAGAAAGCCGCATGGGAAAGTGAGAAACGGATGGTCGCCCAGGCGCGCACCCCAGCGCCCTGGCACGAAGCCAACCGCAGAGATCCTTCAGGTCTCTGGCGACGTCCAACCACCCATTCCTCTCGCAGGAATGCGACAGCCACCTCCTCACTTCCCATGCACCAGCATGCGTTCCGAGTCCAGACGAGATAAGACCACACCACACTGCCTTCCACAGCAGTGCCGTGTGACCACCAGTTCGACGACTAGGGACGGATCTTCGCGACCGGCGCTTGCGCCTTCGTCCTGCGACGAAGCACGCAGCCACCGCGCGCTTGGATCCAGGCACAGCTCCTCGAACGGAGAGCTGGGCCCTACCCTTAACCGTCACATACGGGAAAGGCGAAAGCCTTAACCGCATGATCCTGCAAAG